AAAGGATAAAACTATCTCTAACCATTCTTTGTGCTTTGCAGCAACTAATATCATTGTTTCTTGTACCATTAAAATTCTAAATTATTCTTATAATCACCAACTATGTATGGTGTATCATCTTTAACTGAAAATGTAAAAGGCTGAAATGGATAACCTCTACTTCTTCTGCATCTTACAATAGTTCCATCACCAGATGCTTCTAGTATCATTTGTGTTTCTGCCTTTTTTTCAAGTGCTGAACCTAACCATCCTGTAGGTTTCTCTGAACCATAATTAGAATGTATGATTGTAAGTATATGCACGTTATGAACCTCTGACCATTCCATTAGTTTTTGTACCACAAAATTA